GCCTTTCCTGGCCTCGGAATGATTCAGATGGTAAATGGTAGCCTAGAGTAGTTCTCTTCAATTCTAGACTATTTCTGAGACGAAGTCTCATCGGAACCCCTTATCGGTATAGAGCCAAGGCTCCCGAAGAGAGAAGGTGAGTTCCAGGGGTGAGAAAGTATGACAAAAACTCGCCCTGGAACTCGATGAATATCACGTTACTATGGACGCCGGTTGTCCTAGTGAATCGTACATGACCGTATTGCCATTTCCTGAGAACTTAACAGGTGGCGGGTAAGACCTAATCGGCCCTGAAGTAACACCAGCAACGTCCATCAACGTTATCCAATCAGGAATCTCCGATTGAGTTTGTCCGAACGGTTCGTCGTATGCGACCATTGTCGTTGCTTCTTTGAATCTATCTCTAAAAGCAAAAATGTCATCCATTTCTTGATATGAAGAAGCAGCCAATTTATTGTAATAACGCAATACGTTAGACGATGAAATCATAATTTCCGGCCTGGCTCCGCCATAGAGCCAGGAAGGGAACGAGCGACCAGCAGCAGAACCGACCGGGTCAATGGTGTTTGCAGTAGACAAAAGCATGCGCTGTTGGGCTTCTAATTGCTCCTTGTATAGTCCCATAGCACACTCAGTTGCTGAGGCTGCTTTAGATTCATATCGAATAAAGAAAGATAAAGCAATAGGATTGTCTTTAGCGTCGTCATCCTGGTTGATTTTGCAAGTAAGATAAAGATGTGGCGTATACCAGGTAAACGGATTGTTATTTGCTGTCTGAGGATTAGGGAATTCCATGATATAAGGATTGTATGAACCCACTTCGGGATTTGCAGTTACAGAATCTCGGTCACCCCAAGTCCAGTCCAGGCGTTTGTATAGAACCGAAGCGTCACCAGCAAAGGCCCCCACTCCTTTTCTTTCGGCGCTTGTAGCATCCCTTTGTTCAGTAGTAAAACCGAAGGGTTGGTTAGTTGGAATAATAGGGTGAGGCGTTACATAAATTTCCCTGGTAACAACTGAGTTCTTATCGTTCGTAGGAGCGACATTCATATTGTCGTCAAAACACTCGATAGACAGGATTTTGAATCTACGTCCATGAGGGAGATTGATTCTTTTTTGTACCATGTCGTTCGACGTAAAAGTACCAGTTGCTGTAATCTTTCCTTTTAGGACTTCTCGGATAGTGTGAATTGGCATTATTTTTTCCTCCCTTTCTTGAAGGCTTTTGACATGGCTTTAAGGTTCAACTTTCCTTTGTTTTTACCGGACTTGAATTTAATCTGATTCTTCTTTCCTTTGAGGTATTTTTGCCAGGAATTCAACGATCGTTTTTTCGTTGTACCAGCAGCCTGGACAGTACTAACAATTTGACTACTTTCCATGAAATCAGTTGGCTTAACTGGAGCAATTAATTCACCCTCTTTGATGAAAATTTGGAAGGTAGGTTCTCGACCCTGGAGCATCCCGGAATATTGGTAGGCTGGGATAGCAATCATATCAATAGGAGTAATCCGCTCACCGTCTGCCAGCACGAAACCAATGAGTCCTCCGGCGATAGCGCCAGGCACACCGCCAACAGCACCACCAATAACAGCACCTTCGGCCGCTGAGATATACGGGTTATCAAGGACATCCGTCGCTCGTTCAGTAGCGACAGCACCAGCGCCAAGTTTCGCCTTTCGACCGATGTCTGTTTTGCCGGCTTTTCTAAGTCCCTTTGCAATGATTTGACCCCCCTTTTTCAAGGCTTTACCTTTAGGCATTAAATCGCCTCAGAGGTCTTGCGCTTGTTGGAGCATGTCGTTCATTCTTTCCTGGGTAACTGTAACTTCTTCAGCAATCAAAAGGATATCAACTTCAAGTGTCGAATCCGTGTTTGCCAACCACTTGTCAGCAGCAACCCCGATTAGCAAATCGGAGACCAGGGTGTAGCCTTCAGGATGAAGGTCCATCGGTCCGTAATAATTGTCCGCATAAGCGTAAGAAGTACCAGCCGTAGCACCTCCTTCAGGAGATGTGATAGACAGATACTCTTGGACACAAAGAACATCGGGGCTTGCAATCCCAGTATCAGCAAGATTTTCATAGGCTCTTGTAGTTGCTACTAGTTTCAAGGCTGCTACATGTCCGGATGCGTCTGCTACTTCATCAGCGACACACCAATCCCAAACGCCAGTATTTGCCAGGCGTGTTGAATTTTGTTCTCTTACGTGGAAAAAGATTTGCTTAACGGCAAGTCCCTTTTTCCCCTGAACCGAAATGTAAGACGATAGGTCGATTCTACCGTAAACGGTTGTTCTATCTCCAGCATTGTCCAAATCAAATTCCATTCGGTCTCTCAAAATAATGTCGCCCTTGTTCTTGGCCATGAGTTGTCCAGGTAAAGGAGGTTAATAAAGATACGAACATGTTCGTCAGCTGATTGATATAGTAGAACAGACGTAGTCGGGCTTAAGCCAAAAGGCGACCGAAGGGCCACAATGACTCCATGGAGATGGACGAGTGGCCCAGGTCCCTGGCTACGAAAATGAAAAAAAAAGAGATGAAAAAAGATGCCAGCAAAAAAGAAAAGTGTGTTCGGACAACTTACCCTCGGCGGAGATATTGCCTTGGATTGGTTGAAAGACGGAAGTCAAACCCAGGCGGCCAAAATTATGTTTGGACCGATTGAGGTTTTTGAAGAATATAACGTCCCTGAATGGGCGAAAGAACGATGCGGAATTATTGCAATAATTGAATCTGCAGTAGGAGCAACACCCTTGCTAATCAGCCAGGGCGGAGTTCTGAAAGTGCTTGAGAGGCATTGCGCAGACTGGGAAAACCAGGGCGCAAAATGCAGTGCGAGCAAAGCAGGAAAATTGACAATTGAATTCGACGATGTCGGACCGACGATTGCATTCTCTAGGGATGAGTCGAAGGGCAAATTTGCCCCATATGAGGTAAAGTTGCTTTGATATATGCCCCGGATATTTTGGGCCCTGGTTCTTCGGAGCCAGGGCCCTTTTTTTTTTTCAATTTCCACTGGAAAACCAGGGGTCAAATTTCGAATCTCACCTTTTCTCTTCGGGAGTCTTTGGTAAATCTAGGAATATCTTTTTTGAGCGTTTAAACGGCCTTTCCTGGCCTCGGAATGATTCAGATGGTAAATGGTAGCCTAGAGTAGTTCTCTTCAATTCTAGACTATTTCTGAGACGAAGTCTCATCGGAACCCCTTATCGGTATAGAG